ACGAACATGAAAAATTGCATATTAATCCCACAAGTTCTGATAGTACTTGCCAAACAGTTTAAAACCTTCTTGCATCTTCTTTTGATCACCAGTATCAACCATATCACCATCAAGGACTTTATGTTCAAATGCATATATCATTTTATCCATAATGTCATTCCACTTGGCTTCAGTTAAATTTCCAGGATAACCATGATTAGTTTCCTTAAGCTGTTTAAGCATAGGAAGGATAATATGAGCTAGGGTATGATCCATACTCCAAGTATCCCACCTGTCTATCTTAACTTTGACAGACTGTTGAGGACTGTAACCAAACCAACTATAAAGCCAGTTGTGGTAGAACCTATGAGTTGGATAATTTCCAATTTTAACTTTCATGATTCGTTATCCCTTAATACTACTTTAAGTGTACGGCCATCGTCTTGATATAACAACTCAACACTTACTCCATACTTAACAATAACTCTACCGGTTTCATCTATTAATTCAAATCGGTTAATAGTCTTATCACGGACACGACGATCTTTAGTAATTATATAATCGGCGCTTCTATAACATTCACCACAATAATGTTCAGTTTCAATATTGTGATCTGATCCGTAAGAAAGAATAGTGCTACACCCGTTACAGAGCAAAGCACCTCTTCCACCATTTAGTTTGAGTATTGCTTTTGCTTCAGTCACACTAGGCTTTTGCAGTCATTGCTTCATATAGTTCTTGCAATTCTTCAGCGTCTTGCTGTACTGCACTATAGTTTTGACGATGATAAATGCCAGCAAGCTTGCGAACATATTTCTTTTCGATGTCAAGTTCATCAACAATCTTTTCAATGCAATCTTTTTGATAGTCTTTTTCAGCATCAACACGAGTCATTGAATTAGACATTTCTTTAATGACTGTCAATAGTTTTTCACGATCAAGAGGGTTAGATAACATAATATTCTCCATAATTAAAAAAAAAATAGGTAGAGGGGCTTTCACCCTCTTGCTTTTTTACTTACTCGGCAGTTGCTTCCGCTTCCGCTTCCGCATCACCTTCGGTCTCTTCAGCAGGCGGTTGATTCGCTTGCACAAACGCGGCGAACTTACCACGAATTTGACCTACAGACTCCAGCTCCGGACCCTCAAATGCACCACGCTTAGAACATACGTCGATGATTTGAATTACCGCAGCTAGATCGCCCATGCCCAATTGAATTGGCGCTTGTTCGTCTACTGCTTGAGTTTCAGTTGCTTCCGTCATTTTCATTTTCCTCCAAATGTTGAGTTTTTCTCGAGAGCCACCCAGTATTCGACGGGAATACTGAGATTTTTGAAGTGAGAGATCAGACGTTTACTAATTGTAACTTCGTAATCACCACTCACAAACTTAAAGTTGCTAATGTTAAAGATGAACTCGAAAGCTTCATCAGATCGTTGGCAACCATCCATATCTATATCAAAAGAATTGGACGTTTTATCTTTAATATCGGTCACAACAAGTGAGATACCTGACTCACCTGCTTTACCACTAACAATCACATCTGATACACCCAAGGCGGCACTAGCTTTGCGAACATCTGCCATATCATCTAAGGTTAATGTGAATGTTACCTCGGCGGATGGCATTGCGATGTCTTTAGATGGAGAGGTAAGAATATCCGGAGCACTGAAAAAGTACTTTACTGCTCGGCGACCCTGAGAGATTTTGATGGAGTTAGAGTCGTCTGCGATAGTAAGTTCCGGATCATCGAACATGCCAACCACGCCGAGGAACTCGTTTAAATCATAGATACCAAATGCTGTATCAAATGATTCGTTTACTGTTGCTTTAGCCAAAATATTCTTGGCTTCTGAAATTGTTTTTAGTTCGCTACCAGTATTGATAACAATGTTTGAATTAATTGCTGCAAAGTTCTTAAGCACCAATTGAGAGTCAGTAGAAAGTTTCATTATTTAGTTTCCTTTAAAGAATAATATGCTTGGGTCCATTCCTGGGGTGTAGCATCATTGATACTGTAAGTTGTAGGTTGGTCATAATTGACACCAATCGTAGGATGGTCACTAGTATCACCAACATATTCATATGGACTATTATACTTTGTTTCAACAGATTTGTAAACACTTTTATTAGATTTTTTAGAATTAATTCTATCATGTTCACACAAACCAAGTAGGGCATAATGCAGGATCTTAAACAAATCTTTGCGATGATCTTCACTAGTACCTTTCTTTCCATATCGTCCATTATATTTGTCAACATTACCTAGAAAGAAGCCAATTCCATGGCCTCTATCTACTACAACTTCCGAGCATTGCAGTCTAGCAGTGCTATAATGTTGATCATATGTTTTGTCAATATAAGCAGTGAGCTCCGCAAGAAGCTCATCCTCTCGGAACTTATAATTAATATTGCTCATCTGTAGTAACCTCACTATCTACTTTAGTATAAAGATCAAGGAAAGCTTCTTTAGTATCTGTATCAAATCGTGAGATACATAACTCGATTGCTTTCATCTTGTTATCAAAGATTGAATAAGTCTGGACGATGTGGCATAAACGTCGAGTTGAAATAACTTCATCAACACCACCATCGGCATATGTCTTACGAATTGTTTCAGACCAAGCAACCAAGTTTTCAGCAAAGAGTTTATCAACTTTTCCAAACTTCTCCATGTGCTTCATTAGGATCTTACGCTCAGTAGACAGTGTAGGATATGGCTGCTCTACAGTGATTGTGAAACGCTCAAGGAAAGCTTCATCAATAATAGTTGCAGCAATAAACTTGCCATCATCAGAACCTTGACCCTTAGTATTTGCAGTAGCAAATATGTTGAAGCCCGGAGCGGGGCGTACCATCTGACCTGTTTTCTTAATGAGGACAGGCTTGCCTTCCATGACACCCTGTAGGCACATGATCTTATTGGAGCCACGATCTATCTCATCGATCAGTAGAATCGCGCCCCGCTCCATAGCCTTGATCACGGGACCTTTGTTAAACACGGTCTCACCATTGATCAATCTAAATCCGCCAATCAAATCATCCTCATCTGTCTCAGGAGTAATTTGAACACGGACATACTCACGACCTAAACGAGCACAAGCTTGTTCAATCATGAGCGTCTTACCATTACCAGATAGACCAGCAACGTAAGTAGGGTAAAAGATATTAGCACGAATAATTGATTCGATATCTTTAAAGTGACCCCAAGGAACATAAGTAGGATCTGCATCAGGGACGAATACTTCATCATTAACTACAGATTGTACACCACCGGACATCTTAGGTGTCTCAGATGTTGCTTCAACTTGGGTATTTCGGAATGGCAATAGTTGTGCTTCAAGGTTATAAACACCGTAACGAACTTTAGGTTGGTCAGTGGTAAACAAATACGCACTGCGCTCATTTAGACCTAACTCTTTAGCTACTGCAACTACTGTTCTTGGAGCGAACTCATTTCTATCTGGGAAACGGTTACTCAATTCATTTGCTAACTTAATCATAATATAATTCTCCATCATTTTTATCTAGTACATTATACCACACTTCTCACGTGTTGTAAAGACTTAATTTGCAAATAATGCAATTAAATTCCACCAAGTGTACTGAGGTCCAAAACCAATATCCATCCAACCTAGGCAAAATGCTGTTAAAGCAATTCCGCCAAACACATCAGAAACTTTGAGTTCTTTGATTTCTTCTAACATAATATAATCTCTCCATCAATTTATAGTACCATTATAACACAAGTGGATCAAGATGTAAAGCGTTATTTTGACTTTTTTGCACTTTTTTTGTCTTTTTCTTCACTTTCTTTCTTACCAAAGGCTAATTCCCATCGTTTATCTATGCTACCATCTTAGCGAACTGAGTGGCGAACAACTTGTTTGTTTTCTTTGAGTTTGCGTGCTTTTTAAAGGCTTTAGCAATGGCTCCTTTAGTGGCTCCATCCTCAACTTCAAATACATCATCAGCTGTAGCCAATGATTTACCCTCTGCTTTTATAATAAAGAATTTATCATAGCCTAGAGTATTGTCCATGGATACAAATTTGTTCTTATTATACTCTTTACGGAGAGCATTAATATCATCAGTATTAACATAGCCTCTTGATGCCTGCCATACTTTACCTTTGAAGTCATATGGACGTTCAGCAAGGAAGTAACCAATAACATTATAATCTTTACGCAAAGAATCAAGGAGTTTTATACAAGTATCATTTGTATTCCATCCGTTCTGATCTATATACTTTCCATCCAAATCAATAGTCACACCTCTGGTTGGAATATTGTTATAGTTTTCTTCAGTACGCTTATAATTCATTGTTTGAGCATCACCATCAGTCAAGAATACTACGTTGACTTTTTGGATATTATGCTTTGTTTTAAAATCTTTTATGATAAAACGGGAAGCCATAACAGTCTCACATAATGGTGTTCCACCCATCCTATCATAGACACGGCCGAAGTACTCACCACCCCGTGAAGTCATTCTATATAATCCGTGAACAGCTTCTGTATATGTTGATTTAGCCATTGACGAACTTAGAACATGTTTAATAGAAACATCATCATGGTCAAACTCGCCTTCTTGAAGTTTACGGTCAAACCTATCTACTGACGTAAATGTATACACATCAAAAGGAATACCAACTTTCTTGCAAAACTCTGATAAGATCAAAGTTTGACGTATAACATCACCAATGATATTTCCCATAGAGCCAGAAAAGTCAATAAACATAACCATTCCGTGAGATTTAGCATCGGCTAACTGAGTAACACGTGAGAAAATATCATCACTAGTTTTATACATATGTAACTTGTTAAGATCAAGAGAGCCAGAACGAGAGGTTTGTGCACGCAATGTCCGGTATGCAGCTTTACGCATTTCAAACTCTTTAGACATTACAGATACAAACTTCTTTGTTTCTTCCGAAAAGGCTTTAAAGGATTCAAAAAAGCTATCTTTATACATCAGCTCGTATTCTTTACGCAATTCGGCAAGCTCAGGATAAGTCATAATCATTTCTTCAGCTTGACGCCGAGTAATTGCTTTTACTATCTGCTTTTGATATCCGCTCTGATCAACATCAATCAAAGTTTTTGAGTTATCGCGGTAGAAATCATCTGTTAATGTTGAGAATGGATCCATTTCGGAGCCACTACCAGCTGATTCATTTGGTGCTACTTCATCTTCAGCTTCGTCATTATATGAACTTTGCTCTTCAGGAGTATCATCATCAGATTGATCATCGCTATCTCCAGACCCCATGGTCTTAATATCTGAGGTGTCCTCTCCATCATCGATCTCGTCATCATCAGACTGACCAGGCATGTTCTCACCAGAATCAGTCTCATTCTCAGAACTATCTTGTTCATCTTGTTCCTCTTGCTCGTCACTGGTTTCTCCAATAAATTCATAAAGAGCACGGCATGCTTCAATAACATCATCCCAAGTCTCTACAGCAAATGCTTGCTTAACAACTGAAGCCTCTTGATCAGAGAAATCAATATTGATAAGATCACGAAGCTTTGCTTTTAAATTTATGCGGTCCATAAGTGCTGCTTGATTTGGATTAATATCATTAGCAACAAGACCGAAAAAGTCTTGATCATCTAATGTTTTATAGCCACGTTTAAAGCAACCAGTCAGACCGGGGTATATACGTTGGATTAATTTCTCAATACGAATATCTTCAACGATATTAACATATGAGCGTGGAATTCCAGGAATGTCTGTAGTGGACTCATGCCAGCCAACAGCTGGGGTATATAGAGCATGACCAACTTCATGCCCAACCATAAGATCATGGACATCTTTGCCCATATCTTTCCACTTAGGTAATCCTAGAATACGTTTTTCAACATCAAAGAATGCAGTACGATAGTTACCATACTGCACTGTAATGTTTTCTTT